ACTAATGTCAATGACATTAAGTCACATGTTGCTCCGATGGTTGCTGCTCCAACAGCTGTGACACGCCGCATTGAGCATGGTTATTGGGCCTTTGTGAGCGACGACTTCAAAGTCCCTGGTGCCGATCGGTTAGATTACGCAAAGGTGGCACGTACTATTAAGGATAGGCGCGCCGCCCTTGGCGACACTTTTACTGCAGAGGAGCTATTACAGTGTATACCTTGGGAGGCTTGGGTCATTGTGCCGCATGCCTTTGATGGACCCATACCTTCTCGTATTGAGAATAACAAGACACTTCTTGATGTAGCTCGGGAGTTGGTGGCCCAGTATGAGCAAAGATCCAAAGCACATGAGGAGGAAGTTGAGGATCTTATGTCTTGGGCTAAGGATTTGGCTTCGGCGATTGTTCCCCAGTCGGGCATGAGGCAATCCATTACAGAACTCGTGTTTGGCCCTGAGTCTGCCCCCAGTGTTTCGGGGGACAGAGACTTTCGTGAACCTCAGTTGCCTCCTGACATGAGTACCGAATTTGCTAAGGCTTGGGCTGAAGTTGAGCCGGACACGGAGGAATCCCCATTACGTGGGGAGCTACACCAGCGAGGAGAGATTCACGATGAGCTGGTGCGTTCCACCAAGGCGCGGTATGATTGGATAGGGGATGCCATACAGACGATGCTTGATTGGCTTGAGCAGAAGAACATGCCGCGCGCGTTGACTTGGGTGCTCAAGTTCATTGATGGTCGCGCTGTGAGTGCGATTGAAGAGGAAGAGGCCTTCCTTGTTGCACGCAAGGAGGAGTTTGCCAAATCGCCGCACAGGGCGTTTCTGAGCGCTAACTTTGGCAGAGCAATGAACGCCGTATTGGTGGTGAGGGTTTTATCGTTGGCGGCGAGTCTTGCCGTGTCTTTATTTAAGACATTGTTCGAAGGCCTACGGGGCATGTTTGGTGGATTTAAGTCCCAATCAAACGTCCAAGGGTCGGCGGCCCCCACCACGAAGTTGCGGATGCCACGTGTCGTTTCCCAACTTGGTAATCCGCCCACTGATCACCATTCGGATGCCGTGTACCGAAACACATATAAGATTCTGTTCGAGAGCGAAGGCGGATTTAAGAGTATTGGACAGATCTTGTTTGTGGAGGGGGATTTAGCGGTCATGCCCAGCCACTTTTTGCGGGACATACGAAGTATGGAGCGGCAAGCAAAGTTGCGGTTTGTTTGCCTTGCCTCTGACACATTCAGTGTCGATTTGAGTGTGGAGGCCATTCTCGGCCTCCAACATTTCATTGTGCCAGACACTGATGTAGTGTTTTTGCGGTTTGAGCGTAGGATGATGAAAGCGCACCGTAGCATTGTGAGTATGTTTCTTACCGAGACGGCTATGCAGCTTTGTCTGCGGAACAAGACGAATCATGTGCGCTTGGATGTAGCGCGACACACGCCAGAGGGTAAGGTGAACCGCATGACGTTTGTGAGTAACTTGTGCGAGTATCAGTCCACACCTATTGTTACGGCGGATGGTGACAAGTACTCTTATACGGTGTCCTATAATGCGCCAACGGCAGCTGGGGATTGTGGTGCCCCGTTGACGTTGTGTGAACCACGTCATTGGGGGGGGGCCTGTATAATAGGCTTTCACATAGCCGGAAAGGCCGGCTTATTTACCCGTAAGGGGTACTCTTCCATTTTGACCAAGGAGATAGTTATGGCGGCTCGGAGTGATCTATCCACTTGGTCTGATGGTTTTGCTCTTGATCTCGCTGAGCGGGGGGTGGTATTGTCTGACGTGTCTTATGCTGAGAGGGTGGAGCTTGAAGCTGCCGGTCTTGTGGGCGGTAGTCATATCTTGGTGGGCAAGGTGGATAAGCCCATATGTCTGGGGGGTGACACAAAGATACGTAAGTCACCGTTACACGAGACGAGGCCTTTTGGGCCTGCCCCCAATGCTCCAGCTCACCTTAAGCCAGTGTATAAGGATGGCGAGAAGAAGTACCCCATGGTTGAGGCGATGCGGGCTTACCAGACCCCGGTAGAGATTGATCGATGGAAAGGGAAGGTCGATATGGGCGCCGTGGTTGAGTTGGCCATGGCGCCACATTGGGAGGCCACGCTTGGTTATGACAGATCCATTCTTACTTTTGAGGAAGCTGTTGACCCCCCACCTGGGATGAAGTTGAAGCCGCTTAATCGATCCACTTCTCCCGGGTACCCGTATCGGCTTGGCGGGGGTAGTGGTAAGAAAGACTTTTTCGGCGCAGATGGCCCGTTCACCTTTGACTCGGAGAGAGCGAAGGCTTTGAGGGCTGACGTTAGTCGTATGGTTGAATCATACCGCGAGGGTGTACGGCCAGCAGTGGTGTTTACGGA